CTCAGATCACGATCATCCTCCTTTGCCTCACTTACGTGGGGCTTTTTTTTTCCTTGCAATCCCCTCTCTCTTCTCAAATCTCTTACTTACATTATACCATATTACCCCCCCTAGCGACGGTCGTTACCTATACTTCTCAGGCAATACTAGGACATAGAACTTATCCCCTATTCTGATGACATATTCTGTTGTGTCCCCAATGGTATGGGTTACACAGTATTCAGCAGAGGTGCAATAGCTGAGAAGATACTCGTCCACCATCTCAAGCGTTATCCCGCAGTCCATCGATCTATCCTATAAAAATAAACAGAGCCAGCCCAAGCATCACCAAGCTGAGTGCGTCCATGTTAAGTCCTCACCTTATCTGATTCAAAATATTCTTTCGCTTCTTTTTCTGATCTCACCTTCACCGTCCGAACCCAATACGGAACCATCCTACCTGTGTTCTCAGGCATGAGGGCGGCACCATGCTTATCATCGCGTTCCATCTGATATATATCCAAGTTCTTTCCCTCTGGCCTCCAGAATCCTTGCCAGCCTTCCTTCTCGTACTTCTTGTACTGGGCCATGCGCCCCCCTAAAATGTTGATAGTATAAAGAGTCGCCGGACAGTTCAAACCACCCGGTTCCCGAACCTAAAGCCTACGCAATGCGTCATCAAGTTTAAACTCAAACTCCTGAAACTCACTCATTATGTCCCGCCTGAATCTTCGCTTCCACTTCTTGTGCCAGTTCCTTTCGGTTACCCCCACATATTTCGCTCTAAATTTTTCTGTCCTTACCAACACTCCGCTACCATCACACGCCCAGCATTGTATATACTTAAAGCCCGTGCTCACATATCCCTTTGAGTTACATCTTGAGCATACGTCGCTCATGGTGGCTTCATGCACGGCTAATTCTGACAGATTTAGATGGAAGTTTTTTGGACACTGATTCATAGACCAATCAAATTTAGCTATGTGTTTGTGTATATGAAGCATTATTAGAGGTGTGCAGGTCATATCAAGAGCGTATTTTAGTCTGGCGTACTTTGATACGATGTCTGGACAGTGCGCTAGAACCATAGCCATCTCTTCCCAAGGAACTCTAGGGTTAAATTCCTTCCAAATCGAAGGGGATGGTGGCGTTAGAGATTTAAAATTCTCCTTTGATCTCTTCCTCATAATAAATTTCCATGAATATCTCTTTTGTTGGCTCCCTTGGAAGAATCAACTCTACCTCTCCCGTCTCAATGTAATTCTGAAACTGTTCGCAAGCCGTTTCTTGACTAGCGCATTGATGATACTTCTCACAAAGCCTACAAGGGGACTCCGCTCCTCCCATTAACCTTTGCCATTGTATGTTTAGACCCTTTCCCATTACTGGCCCCATATCTAACTTAAACGCCTGTAAAATACAAACAGGCATTCAGCCTAAATACCTTGTAGGAAAGAAATTCTACAGCCTTTCCATTTTTTACCATTTCTGTAGTAAAACGGTAGACCGACCAACCGTTGGCAGCAGCTAGATTGTATTTCTCACAATCCTTGGTGAAACCAGATCCGCTGGTGTGTCTAGAGTTTGAGTATACACCACCTTCTACCTCGACTGCAACCTTTTTGTCAGGCCACGCGAAATCGAACCTAAACTTACGATCTTCAAGGAATTTAAACTCCTCCTCAAAGGCTGGGAACTTAACCAAGCTCATCTGCTTGGCTAGGATAAGCTCTCCTGTGCTACGCTTTGTTGGGGTCATTGAAATACTCTGTCAATACAGGGATCCCACCACGTCTACTTCCTTTGAAGGAGAAGGGTCTTCCTGTAAACCATACTGGTATTGTGGGATGGTCTGGATCGTACCTGTTCTTCACGCAGTTGATATACCCATCTGGTTGCCTCTCCCACTCTTCCTTGACCTCTTTAGAAACGTCCTCTTTATTGAGTCCGTTGATCTTGTCAACATTTTTATGAATGATGAAGGCGTAATCAGCAAGGTCGGTTATCTCTCCACTACCCTTGATGTCCATCTTGTCACCCATTCTGTTTTCAGACTCACCCTTTCTCATATGAGCAACCAAATGAATATGCAGTCCGGTTGATCTAGCAGCTTCTTTCAGCATCCGCACAAAATTCTTCTGCCCAAGGTTAAGGTTAGCCTGATCCGTCTGCAAGTCTACCATCATCAAAGAATCAATTACAAGCTGGGTGAACCCATTAGCAGAGGCCCATCGAGCAAGAGCAATTATCTCCATAGCTTTAACATGCTCTTCCTTGCCGTAGATGAATATCTTGTCCTCAAGGTAATGCATGATGTAACGAGCAGCCTCTATCGTAGGCTCACCTACACCAAGGGCTTGCTTGACCATTCGTTCTATTTGGACATGAAATGCCATCTCAGGTGACCAGAACAGAACCTTTTCGTCCTTGTCGGTATACTTACCATCAGCCCACCAGAGGCAGAATTGCTGCAATAAAGCGGACTTACCATGACCGTTCACCCCAGCCCAGATAGCAAGAGATCCGGGTATGATGCGAAAGTCCTCGCACCTATGACTTGGGTTAAGGGGAAGGCGACAGCCAGACCTATTGTTTCGGTTCTGTATCCAAGCCAGCGTCTCCTCTTCAAAGTGAGCAGGAGAGAAGACATGACCAGCAACATCATTAGGCTCCATAAAGTCTTCAAGAGCAGGACTTATTAATTGCATCATCAATCCTCGTCGTAAATAGAAAGGGGGTTGGAGGCGGTTTCAGCATAGGTCTGCCACCTCTCTTCATCAAGAAATTTATAGGCACCGGGAACCCACTTACCATCAGAAGAAGCCCACTCAACTGACTGTGTGAAAGATTTCAAAGAAGAAATAATATCATCCTTCGACTCCTCAAGCTGGCAAGTAATCCATAAGTCACGAATACGACGAACAGAGCCTAAACGGTGACGAGGATACAAAGAACAGAAATAACCGAAACCCTTCAGGCTCTCTGCTCTCCCATTACTGGTACCTTTTGAGTCTTCCTCTCTCCCATTACTAGTACCGAATGAGGATATATTATTTTCTTTTAATGATTCTTTTAGTTCCACAGCCCTTGTGGACTCTGTATCCACAACTGTTGTGGACTCTTCAAAGAACCCTGTGAGTCTGTACACGTTGGTGGAGTTATACCTCTGCTCTCTCTCCAGAGTACCGAACTTAACCATCTGAGATATCATATTGCTACAATACTTGGGCTGATGCCCAGATCTGGCAGCTATTTCATTTAGGCTAGGGAAGTGAGGTGCGGGGCAGCTAAGAATTGCTCCCAACACTCTAAGGTGTCCAGCCCTGTGTCTGTGATCACGCAGTATGTAAACAGGAACCTGCGCCCAGAATTTACCAACTGAGTTCATCTATCTTCTCCCGTGCAAAAACTTTAACATCCTTCTTAACCCTCTCTAGCCGCCATCTGTCATTATCTGGAGAGAAAGGGTTGTACCACCACTGGCACCAGTCTGGAAGATTGTATTCAATTGAGCTTCCGCAACAGGGGCATTCATCTTTGAACCCGCTCATCAGAGCATGGTCCACTGAATGAACGTGTAGCGGCTGCTTCTGCCAGTAAACCTAACACTAAGTTCAATCTTGTCCTCAAGAGCGCGAAGCGCGTTCCTGACCGTCCTCTTGTGCAGCCTAGACATATCCGATAACTCTCGCAGAGTAGGGTCTGCCCAGCCATGCTCGTTGACTCTCCATAACAGACAGAGAGCCACTATTTTTTCGGATGAAGACAGACTCTTAGCTAAGAACACAGCGTCCAAAAGATGATCCTTTTTCTGAGTAAATAGAAGCATTCTCTTATATTCCCATATACTGTTATGTGTTTCAGTGAGGTCAGTGTAACCGCTCAGACATCTCAATGCAAGCCGTGTATAATGTGCCCTCCATAAGGTCCGATAACTCAAACGGTCCTCTCTCCTATAGCACGGAAGATTCAAATGAAGTACCTTGAGTGGATTAGGAAGCAGCCATGTTGGGGGTGTGGTAAGTATGGGGTCGAGGCGCATCATGTTCGACTAGGCAGCGGCATGGGAAAGAAACCCGCAGACCTCCATGTGATCCCTGTATGCAGAGCTTGTCATCAGGCTTGTCATGCTTTAGACTACTCAAAGGAGGATCAACTTACTTGGCTTTACAAGACCCAAAACCGGGCCATAGCAGAACGCCTTATAAAATGGTAGTGCTCGTTGACCTTTGGGTTGATGATGGTGAGAGCCACGAAACGCTTGTGAAGGTTGCAGAAAGAATTATCCAAGGAGAGTTGGACACCCTTCTGCATGAGTCTCATTTTAAAGTTAACGAGGAAGGTGGCATAGGGTTCTCCACTTACGTTGATACGGTTTCCTTTATCTCAAGAACGGATTTAAACTGATGACGAACAGGCGCTGGGTTCTCAGAGAGGAGACGATAAGAGAGTTATGTCTGTCTTGGCTGAGCGCTATGGAGTTGGATGAAGACAACCCTCTTGAAATCCTCGTGAAGCCGTACAAAAAGAACCGAAGCCTTGAACAGAATGACATGTTCCACGCATGGTGTGGTACAATAGCGGACAAGACAGGACACTCCAAGCAGGAGATAAAGCAGATCATGGTGGAGTCAACCTTTGGCGCTGAGGAGTTTTTAAACCTCCAAGGACGAGCCAGAACAAGGTTGAGAGAGACTTCAGGAATGAAGGTAGGGGAAATGTCCGAGCTGTTGGAAAGGACAATTCAAATTGGCATCGAACTAGGGGCGGAAGTCCCAGAGGTGACATATGGGTAGTGGGAGCAGAGGAGAGGTTGAAGCGTTGGGACCAACAGAGGACTTTGATTGGCAAGAAGCGCAGAGTTCTGATGAGGCAGAGGTTTCTGAGTTAAGGCAAGCGGCACTGCCGAAAATAAAACCAGAAGTTATATACATGATGAGGGAGATTAAAAAACCATTCGCCCTTAGCAGGGTCAAACCGCGCAAGGGGCATGGTGGAGGCACTCTTCACTACATTGATGCTCGTGATGTAATGTTCAGGCTCGATGAAGTAGTCGGCCCTCTTAACTGGCAAGACTCTTACAAAGAGGTGATGGGCAGAATCGTCTGCACTCTCAGCATCAGGTTTGGAGATGAGTGGATATCGAAAGAGGATGGGGCTGGAGACACCAAAATAGAAGGGGACAAAGGCGGGATTAGCGATGCCTTCAAAAGGTCGGCTGTCAAGTGGGGTTGTGGTCGTTATCTTTATTACTTCCCCAAAAACGGAAGCATCCCTTCATGGGCTGACCCGGATAGCGGCAAATGGACTAACGAAGTGTCAGACAGAATATGAAGAAAAAGAAAGCCAGAAAGGATAACGACTGGCCCTTAAAAGAAAAGGACATAACGAACGCTGTTTGTAAGTCCTGTGCTCTGTGTTGTTCGATGGAGTGGAAGCCCGGAGGGGACGAGAGAATGATGGACGGCCTAAGGGCTATGGTTGAGCCTGATGGGGTAATGACGCGAGGTCTTGAATGGATAGGTGATGGAGTTCGCATCTGGTGCACACACCTAAAGGGAGGCAATGGGGAGGGATGGGAATGCGGCATTTACAACCGAAGGCCACAGATTTGCAAAGATTTTAATTGTGTCAGTTGGGCTAAGGTAAGCAATAACAAAGAGCTTTACAATGAAGTTCTTAAAAAAATAGGGATGACATAAGGTTATGGGACATTGGTACGATCAAGAAGGGAACCCTCGTCATGAGGTGCGCGGAAAGAAGGGGATGCGTTCAACCAACCTGCGTGACGCGAGAAAGAGTGGGTGGATCCCCTCTGTCTCTACGGTGTGGTCTGATGTGGTGAGCAAGCCCATGCTCACGAGGTGGAAGGAAAACAATCTAATGAAGTTCATGCATCACAGGGCTGTCGAGTGGGCGGAGGACAACCAAACATTCACAGATGACCCAGCATTGATTGACTCCCTCACAAAGGATGCTAGGGAAATGTTCTCCCTCCACCAGAAAGAGCTGACTGATCGAGGGATCAACGCACACCAATCATTGTCAATCTACTTTAATAGTTTGGGAACGGATGTTGTTGACCTTGGTGACCACGCTTTAATGATAAGAAATGTAGTAGCCAAACTGGATCAACTCTGTGGGAAGCAAAACTGGGAGTCAGAGAAGTCGTTTGCCCACAGCCACGGCTATGGAGGTCAGGTTGATCTCTGCTCTGATGAGTTTGTTATTGACTTCAAAACAAAAGACATGAGCAAGGGCGCTGATGTAAAGAAGATGGTCTTTGATGATCACGGGGTTCAATTAGCGGCCTACGACACAGGGCTTGGTGACTCAGGACGAAGGCTTATAAATCTTTATATAGACGTTGCCTCTGGGACCGTGTTAGAATGGGAGCATGAGGATACAGAGCGGTATTGGGATATGTTTAAACACGCTTTAGAGCTTTGGAAGTTAATTAAGAAATATGACCCGAAGTGGTATCCAGAAATGGGGCCGAAAGATAGCGGTCTTTCATCGTTGCAATACAAAAGGTAAACGACATGAATGTAAACAAGGTGATGTTAGTTGGTCGGGTTGGTTCTGACCCTGACATTAAAGATGTCCGTGGCGATCTGAAGATCTGCAATATAAGCCTAGCGACTAGCAGCGGATATGGAGACAAGGAATCAACCGACTGGCACAGGGTTACTTTCTTTGGAAAAACCGCAGAGACAGTTAAAGAGTATGTTGTCAAAGGGCAAGAGATCTATGTAGAAGGCAGGATTCAGTATCGAAAGTACACCGACAAACAAGGCGTAGAAAAATACAGCACCGACATCATCGCCAACCAGATGCAGTTAGGGCAAAAAGCAAAAGGGTCAGCTCCTGCAAGCAGCTACACCCCCGCAACTCCTCCAACAGAGGATGGTGATATACCGTTTTAAATTGACGGGGGTGCGGTCACACTTTCTCCTTCTAACTCCCTGTCTCCCATAGTGACTGCATCCCCTTCACCTTATTGGTGGGAGAAGGATGAGACAAAGTTAAAAATCATCTATTACGGGGCCAAGCATATTTGGAAGATGAGGTACGAAATGGTGCCGGAGAAAAATTACAATTGGGAGACTTGGTTCAAGGATAAGTACAAGTTGTCTCTTCAAGAGTTTTCTGTGTGGGCAAATGAGAACAAGTTAAGGGAGAGGTTTGGGAGAAAATGAACGAATATCAAAAGTTTATTCATAAGAGTAGGTATGCTCGTTACCTTGATTCCGAAGGCAGACGCGAGACTTGGGAAGAGACAGTGCAGAGATACTGTGACTTCTGGGAGAAGCCTCTGCCTGATGAAGTAAAGCAAGCCATCTTAGACATGGAGATCATGCCAAGCATGAGGGCGTTGATGACCGCTGGCCCTGCGCTTACGCGAGATCATATGGCGGGATATAATTGCTCCTTCATTTCTATTGATCATGTTAGAGCGTTCGATGAGAATCTGTACGTCCTTCTTTGCGGAACCGGAGTTGGCTTCAGTGTAGAGAGACAATTCATAAGCAAGTTGCCTGATGTGTCTGATTCGTTTCATCACACAGACACCACCATTGTGGTGCGTGACAGTAAGATCGGATGGGCAAAAGCATTAAGAGAATTGATTAGCCTGTTATACCAAGGCGCTATTCCTGAAATTGATTACTCAAGAATACGTCCTTCAGGAGCAAGGCTTAAAACTTTTGGAGGTAGAGCCTCCGGCCCCGATCCATTAAAGAGATTGTTCACTCAATATGTTAGAATATTTAAGGGCGCGGCTGGAAGAAGGCTTAACAGTATAGAGTGTCACGACCTTCTCTGTTTCAACGGGGAAGCGGTAGTAGTAGGGGGTGTGCGTCGTGCGGCAGAGCTAAGCCTGAGCAACCTTACGGATGAGCGTATGCAGAGGGCTAAGATGGGGCAATGGTGGGTTGACGAGCCACAGAGGGCGCTGTCGAATAACTCCGTCTGCTACACAGAGAAGCCCGACATTGGAATCTTTATGAGGGAGTGGATTGCTCTTTATGAATCAAAGAGTGGTGAGCGTGGCATCTTTAACAGACAAGCTGCTAAGGATCTGGCTCCAGAAAGAAGAGATACTGATCACGAGTTTGGGTGCAATCCATGTAGCGAGGTGATTCTTAGAAGCTGTGGTCTATGCAACCTGTCAGAGGTTGTTCTCAGACCAACTGACACAATAGATAACGTCCTCCGCAAGGTGCGTTTAGCAACCATCCTTGGGACTTATCAGTCCACCCTCACCGACTTCAGATATGTGCGGCCTGTATGGAAACGCAATGCAGAGGAAGAGAGGCTGCTTGGGGTTAGCTTTACTGGAGTGTTTGATTGCCCAGCTATACTAAACGCTACTCCCGCTGAACTGGAAGACCTAAAGATGAACGCTGTAGAGACTAACAAGCTGTGGGCAAAGAAGCTAAAGATTGAACAGTCCGTAGCTGTAACCTGCATAAAGCCATCTGGCACTGTCAGTCAGTTGGTTGGTGTTTCCGGCTCTGGGCTGCATCCCTCTTACTCCAAACATTATATAAGAAGAGTGAGGCAGGACATTAAAGACCCGCTGAATGAAGCCCTGATTGGATCAGGTCAACCATACTCTGTCGATCCTTATAATAAGGATGCGCTAGTTTTTGAGTTCCCCATGAAGACCCCTTCCAAATCTATAACCAAAGACAAGGTTAGCGCGATAGAACATCTTGAGGTATGGAAGAAGTTCTCTCTTCATTGGTGCGAACACAAGCCAAGCGTTACCATCTACGTCTCGGAGGATGAGTGGCTGGCTGTGGGTGCATGGTGTTGGGAGAACTTTGACATCCTCAGCGGGGTTAGTTTTCTACCAAAAGCAGACGATGCCCATATATATGAGGCCGCTCCCTATGAGGAGATTACTTCAGAAGAATATTCTGAAATGAAAAAGAAAACAAATTTTATAATTGATTGGGATAAGGTTGTCGAAGAAGACGACAACACAATAGGTAGCCAAGAACTGGCTTGCACCGCAGGGGCTTGTGAGATATTATGAGTGAGCTTGACAAACGGTTCCTTGAAAACCCTAACGCAGATTTATCTATAAAATATAGCCTCTCTCGCTCTGAGCAAATGATATGTATGCAATTAGCCTTTATGCGAGAACAAATAAATCGCGCTGCGGGAAGTGTTGATCAGAAAATAGGCAACCAATCCGGGTGGGATACGGACTTGCAAGGCATAGGCGGAGAGTTTGCTGCTGCTCATCTATATAATGTTTATCCTAACATGGAACTAAAACCAGACAACGGATCCGATCTCATAATTAATGACAAAAATGTTGATGTCAAGACCACGGAATATAAGACTGGAAAACTTCTCTCGAAGTTAAATGCCCGTCTAGAAGAGGTAGATATTTTTATGCTGATGGTAGGTAGATTCCCAGACTTCAAATTAATTGGTTGGACGCATACTGGAACCCTTTGCAAGGAAGAGAATATTATGGATTTAGGAAGGGGTCCGACGTATGCTATGAATCAGCGTTATTTAAATAAGGAAGAAATCAAATGAACTTGATGATCATCCCTGATCCTCACGCACACCCTGATTACAACAATGAAAGGTTCAGAGCGATAGGTCGGCTGCTCATGGCTGAGCAACCAGACTGCGTTGTATGTCTGGGGGATTGGGCTGACCTCCCGTCTCTGTCCTCTTATGATAGAGGGACGAAGGGCTTTGAAGGAAGGAGATATAAAAAGGACGTTGAAGCGTCCGCAGAAGCGCAGAGGGAATTCTTCTACGAATTTAATCGCTCCAACGCCCGAAAAAGAAAAGGCAATAAAAAGATATACAAGCCT